TAATAACTTTGTTGTTGCTTCGTATTGGTCCAAACAAATAACCTTTAACAATAAAATCTAAGTCCCATGTCAATACTCGTTTAGTATCAAAGTCGCCTTCATATTGATCATCTGAAGTAACTGAAGTTAATTCAATTGGTATATCTAGCGTCACATTCATTTCCGGCAAGACTTTCATTGTAACAGTAAAGTCAGGTGTGAAGAATGGTAAAATTTGTTCTATAATTTGTGTACCATCTTCTGCGTTTCTTGTAAGACAAGAAAGTGTAAAATTCATGTCATACGGAACTGGCGAAAAAACTGAAGATGCAGTTTTTGCAGATTGATTGACAACATTTTGAAACTTAAGTGTACTATTTAATTTTCGAAGCCCAGCATAAGTCATCGTGTTCATTGAAAATGCCAAGCGTGGTAGTACAGTAGAAATACTTTTAAAACCTGTTGGATCAGCAATTGCTCTGTCAATAAATTTTTGTTTTGGTCCATAAGAGATAGGCACCGCTACTGTTTGCACTTTAGCACCCGCTTCATTGTAACGATGAATTTGAATCTCATTAAAAAGATTGCCAAACATAATTACATAGCGTCTAAGCGTGGTATGATAATAATTGTGTCCGAACATTGGCATAATTAAAATATCCTTGTTTGTGCAAACGGATTCTTCTCAGAGAAGTCGAGAATGTCATCGTCACCAATTTGAGATTGAATGAATTCGTTTTGTGCGGGCGCATCTTTGCTTTGAACATTGTTGCCTTCTTGCAGAAATATTGTGCCGTCTTCATTAAGAAGTTGAGTTTCATCTTCAAGTAGCATGGCTGGAAAGTTATCTGTTGACACACTAAAGTCAGTTTCCAGTTGATCAATTTCTGCAACATCTGTGTCTAGTTTATCGCTGGTGTAGTCATACTTATCGCATCGCAATTCAAAGGTATAAAGTTTGCCAAGTTGAAAGAGTGTTTCAATAACTTCAACAAACTTAATTTCAAATAAATCTTGAGTAAATGGAAACCAAATGAGGTCACCTTCAAGTGGACGAATGTATGTTGAGTAATCGTAACCACCTTCTTGTACAAGCCCATGCCCATCTTCGTTGATAAAATTGTAACTATATTCTGTCATGAGTTTTGGTTGCAGTACTTGCAAGAATCTTTTCTTTGCAAGTGTGAATGTCATTGATTCATCGATCTGCAAACCAAACTTTGAAATGAAATCGTTTTGCCCTAAGTAACCATCAAATGTTTTAAGATAAACTTCAAGTGGCAACGCATCATCATAAATAATACTTGTATCTTCTTTGTAGAGCAAGTCTAGATTGACATGTGTTCTTGGAAGATAGTATGCATCAATGCCATAAACCTTGATGGATTCTATGATTAAATCTTCCAGTACATTCTGTTCGGATGCAGTAGAGTACTGATTAAAAAATCGATTACGCATTGTTAGCCAGTCATATCTGATACAGGAAGTGAGTATGAATTCAACATCTCTTCCTCTAGTTTACCAATTTCATCAAGTGCTTCATCCCAAATTTTCTGGCCATTGAATGTGATTGTGCCTGGCATTTGTAGCCCCTCAAATTTTTTGAGATTCTCACCCCATTGCTTTTTGATCTGTGCAGTAGTGTATCGCTTGAGCCAAAGGTCATTGTATACATCGGTGTATGTGTCTGGATCAAGAATCTGATAGCCCTCTACAATAATGTATTCGCCAACAACAACCTTTTCTCCCCATGCCATGTCAATGTAGAGTTTGTTTTGATGACGATTGAATCGTAGAGATTGTTTACCGACAAAGAGTTCTTCGGCTAGACGAATGTTTTGAAGTGCCATGTAGTATGGTGCAAAAGGTCCGTAGTTGAAAGCAAAGAGGTCATTCAATGCGATCTGATAGCGAATGTTGAAAAGATTGTTGGTAGAATATGTGCTACCAATATCAAAGATATTGATTACGCCGATAACAGATTGCGGTATGTCAATGTATCGATTTTGCACATCGGTTTCGGTAACTTGGTGGGCTAGATAGACTTTTTGTGTGCCATCAAAGTGATAGTCATGGAAATATTGAAGCGACAATTCAATGCAGTCTTCCACCTGTTCATCTGCCACATTGATCTCAACTACTGGTGCACCAAGTCTTCTTAGGCAATATTCTTTTAGTTCTTCTCTGCTTGCTGGTTTCGTTGCACTCATGGATGCCCCTCTAAAAAGTTCATTTGTACCATCTATTTATGCTTTTTTGTATCCTGTGGCGGCCTATATAGAATATGCAATTAAACTTTTATTTTGAGGGTGAAGTATGAAAATTTTTAGTGTACCATTGAATCCGAAATTATCTGAAGAACAGTATTTTAAATTTTTGACATTTCTACATGAATACAAAGACTGGATTTACGATGTGTATTTCACATCAAGAATTGCACCATTTTTGCAAGATGCAATGGGAGACTTGTTTAAAAATGATGGCGATTATGAACAAGCCATTTTAGCCGCTAGAAACATTCAAGAAGCACTTGGTATACCAATTAGCGCAACATTCAACAATATTCAAGTGCCACCAACACAAGAAAATCTAGATTTGTGGATTGAAAATTTCAAGCCATACTATGATGCTGGCATTCACATTGCTACGCTACCACATACGCATTGGGTTGCAACAGGTCAGATTCAAGAAACATTTCCTAAATTGATGATTAAGAATACAATTCTCAGAGATGTTCATACTGCAACCGAAGTTGTTAATCTTGCACAAGCAGGTTTTCACTATATCAATCTTGATCGTGATTTGATGCGAGATCGTGATGCATTGTTGAGAATCAAATATGCAAAAGAATATTGTCATAAAAATGGTATGCCTATCAAACTTAGTCTACTTGCAAATGAGGGTTGTTTGGGACAATGTGCATACATGGTAGAACACTTTGAATACAATAACATCAGATCAGGCGATGCCCCACAATATTTTAATGCACCATCTAGTCGTGTGAGTTGCACGAAATGGGAGTATCAAGACAATGCGCTGGCACTCAAGACTGCTAATTTTCCACCATGGCGTGAAGATTGGGTAGAATTCGTTGAAGATTTAGGCATCGATGTAATTAAAATGCATGGGCGTGAAGCGCCAACAAGACTTTTTGAAACAATGGATATTATTAAAAGATTTGCCAAAGGTGAAGAAATCTTATTTGATCAGTTTAATGACTATATCTCAGTCAACAATCTTGAAGAAAAACCCATTGATGTTTGGCGCAAAAAAATTAAAACATGTAAGTTTGATTGTTGGGACTGTCACTACTGCGATAAGATTTATGATAAGAAGGCCACCGAGTTTATCACACCAATGGTATCTGCAATGGCAGACATTGTTGCAGAATCAGCAAAAGAGAATGTGATCATTAATATTAAAGGATTGACTAGCCCTAGAGTTCAAAAAATCATTAATCGTACTGCAAAACTTGCCGGCAACTATCTTGAGATTGGTACTGCAATGGGTGCGACACTTGCATCAGCATTAAGAGGAAACACAATTAAAGCATGGGCAATTGATAACTGGTCTGAAGGCATTCAACCACAAAACAATCAATTCACAATGCCAGATAATAAATTTGATGCATTTATTGAAAACATTGAACCTCTTGTGCAAGAAAGTAATTTGCACACAATTGATGCTGACTTCTTAATGGTCAATAAAGATTTGATCGATGAACCAGTAAAATTTATGTTCTATGATGGTCCTCATGATTATGAATCAACAAAAAATGCAGTAATATACTATGCAAACAAACTTGACGATGAAGCAATTTTAATTTTTGATGATGCAAATTGGGATGGTATTGTAGATGGTGCAGATGATGGCATCAAAAATGCTGGTTTAAATATTCTATATCACAAAAAAATTCTGAATGGTATCGAAAGTTCAAAAGACTGGTGGAATGGATTGTATATTGTAGTGGTTGCAAAACAAGGAGAAAAGAATGACTGAATATGTTGGAATTTGTAACAATCCAGATTTTAGATCAAGGGCAATGGAACCATATGCGTTAACATATCCATTTTCCTCACAAGAATTTGATAAATTGATTAGTCTAATGCCATCATCATTAGATGAATTAAAAAAAGGTGAAGTTGGTGGACAAAATCCAGAACTTACTGAAAGTCGAAAGTCCAACATTGCTTGGATATGGCCAAAAGAAGATAACTACTGGATATTTGAAAGAATGAATGAGGTGTTAAATGACATTAACATTCGTCATTACAATTTTGTTTTGAATGGATATGAATCATTTCAGTATACTGAGTATTCTAGTTTATATCAAGGAAAATATGAGTGGCACTCT